ACTCCCCGCAAGTAAAAATATCCACAGCAGCCGTTCCTTTTTCTGGCCACGTATGGATACTAATATGACTTTCCGCAAGGAGAACCAGAACGGTTACACCCTGCGGATCAAATTGTTTTGAAATGATTTGTATTACCGTAGCACCACTACAGATTGCAGCATCTTCCAGAAGACCCCTGAGATAGAACTCATCGTTAAGGATAGTATAACTGCAACCATAGAGGTTCAGTAAGTAATGATCGCCCATTAGTCTTCAATTGCTTCGGAGTCAATACCATATTCATTGATAAGTTTATCGATCTCCGTCTCTCCACCACCAAGTTTGGTGATTTCGTGCATGGAAGACTTTTTATACTTCTTAAGTTTTTTGTACTGTTTGATAATTTTGTTTATTTCACTGGTGCGGATATTGAGTTTTAACTCTTGATCCTCCTTATCAATAAAACCCTTGAATCCGTCACTCATCGTTTTTTCTTCTTATCTTCTGTTGGTTTATACCCGTATAGTTTAGGATTAATTGTACCTGCAGTCCAATCTAAACTCTGGAGATTCTTATACTTATCATAGTACATATCAAAGATATCTACCTGAGTTCCCTGCACTATATCGTGTTTTTTGTTTCCTTCTTCATCGAAGTAGGTAGCCAAATATGTATTATTTGGCAAACCTTTATCTTCTGCTGCAATAGGGTCACAACCCTCAACCATCACTCTAGCACTACCCATTAAGAACGATTACCCCACTGAATATCTGGAAATGCTTCTTCAACCACTTCCTGTGTAATATTATAAGCGTCTTGCAATTTTTTGTCTTTTGTCAAGATTAAGATTTCTGCTTCATTGGGATGAAGTTGTTCACAAATATTGATGAACATAGTTTCTTTACGAAGTCGATTCATCGAATCGTTTCCACCTTTTACGAAGTTATAGAATTTATCCCATTCATCACGAATAGATGATCCTGTAACTTCTCTATCTTCAGAAGCAGTAAGAGGAACTTCTCCAGGAGGAATATCCGACTTAATACTGGTATCAAAATTCCAAATGAGAACCGATTTCAGAAAGTTTTCATTATACTTCTGAAGGATCTCGACTTTTTTTGCTTTAGTTCTTTGTTTAGACACTGCTGAAAGAATCTCATCAACTCTTGAAGTCTCATTTAGAGTGACTTTGGGAGTTGATGGTTTCTTAGCTGCAGGTTTTTTGGTTGTGGTGGACTTTCGTTTAGTCGTCGTCCTCTTCGTCGTAGTCATAATCTGTTTCAAATCGTACTGCTAAAATTTCATCAGGGATAACATTTCCGTTTTCATCAAACATTTCGGGATGAACGGATCCTAAACCTGCGGAGGAATAAATGGCGTGCTCTTTCCATAACCAACCAATTACGCCTCCTAATAAAAGGAACATAACGGTCATCATACTAAAGAGTGTAATGATAGGGCCTGTCATGATTCTTGTCCTCCAAGAGATTCTACTTTCTTTTCTTTATATCTAACGAAAACTCAAAGTAAAAATGAATCTCTCTTCGGATGAGAGAAAGCATTTTACCGAATTTGACGTGGAATGTTTTCGGTTTTTCAGGTCTCTTTCTCCTCCTCAATAGTAGCTCCACACCTCTATTTATGTGCAATTCCTGATCGTTGGAATTCATACTAGTGACTTATCTCTGAGGTATGAAATGGTTTCTCTAGCGCCACCAAGAAGTTCATCATCACAAATAACTCTGGGGAAAGTGGATCCTTCACCAAACTTATCAACGAATTCTTGTTTTGTGTAGTCCGTCCCCAATTCGTAGACGGTGCAGTCCATACCGCAAAGTTCAAGAACAGTCTTTACTTTATAACAGTGTGGACAACCCTCTTTACTGTAAACAATAAATTTCATAAAAAATACATACGTGGGATAATTCTACTATGACTTCCATTTTGTCTGGGTGAATTGCACGAATATCACCTTCTTCTACGGCTTTTTCCATCGATTCGATTTCTTTGGAGCAGAGTTCTTTTTGTTCTCTCTTAAAAGTCATAGTGTGTAAGTATCTAGTAGTATTTTATCTAGTATTGTTAGAGTTTCAACGATTTCGGTCGAAATCGTAATAATACTTAGAGTGTTTCAAGTCATCCAATTGTTCCTGGTAAAACTCCCGAGTATAACCATCATTGAAAGGGGAGTTGGCTTGGATTTCCAGATTGATCTCATCTTTACTTTTACGGTCAGCTTCATGACACATCGCATCAATTTCAGCTGCAGTGTACTGACTGTACCGAGACATGTCAGGAGACTCAAGACCTTCTGTTACTAGTTGGCGCATACGATCAACTCGCATCGCCTGTTCTTGAAAATACTTACTATTATTTAAAAGTACCTCTTGCAATTCCTCATAAAATTGTTTAGGGGTTACTTTTTCGTCCTGAATGTAATCAAACACCGCCTCATCTAGACGTTGTTTGCGTTGTTCTTCATACGTCTTCGGATCCATCGTAGACCTCATCAATAGTTTCAACGTCAATTGGTTTGGAGGCTTCATGTCTGATTGCCTCCTCAATAATAACCTTGATTTCCTCATCAGTCAAGTCATTCATCCAACTCCATCGTTCATCCTTAGGGTCCCACTCAAAGGAGTAGGTTCCGTCTGGATTTTCTATGATGTTAAGTCCTGATGGGTGAATTCTAGTTGGTTCAGTCATCTCTTTCTAAATCTAAAGTAACACAGTGAAAACAACCACTTAGAGTTCTGGAGTGTCTCATGGGTAACATAGCACATTCAATTCCATGTCCCTCCAAAATCTTTCTGGTTGGTTCTTGATGTTCTTCCAGTACCACCAAGTTTGGATTGATACTGAACAAATTCATATTTATCCACTCTGAAGCATGATTATAACCAGGGTAATAACCAATGTCAACGGGTTCTGGACACCAAATAATATCCCAGTCTCTAAATGGACCAGGTAAAACATCTCTATCTTTGATTCTTTCTGGATTTGCAAGAAGCAATCCTTCTCTCAAAAATGCAACTGTAGTATCAATGTGCATATAACTGTAAACACCTTCTAGTAGGTGTACCTTCGCGTCAGGGAGAAGTGATTGTAACTTCTGAGCACCCGCCTTATTTCCACTGTTAGACACCAGATAGAGGATGTCATCGTTCGCTCTGATGATGTTTGCGGCATCAAATGCAGGATAATGTTCAGTTAATGCAAGAATGTCTTTGTTTCCCACACAGTGATCATCATACAAACTCATAGAGTATGAAGGTGTAATGGGAATCAACTGATTGAAGTGATGGGAAATGGATCCAAAGTTGAATCGTCTTGCTTTCAGTGGGGAGGGAGTTGCGTAAGTCTTATCACCATGGACAAATACAAGATCCCTAGGGCAGTAATTATAGTATGGTGTGGGTTCATAGTGAGGTCTACCGACTGCAATTCCAAGTTGAACAAATAGATCTACCAGTAGTTCCAGATCTTCATTTGCTTCATCAATAACCTGTTGTGGATACAATCCACACGGAACATCCGAAACATCATCACGGTCTGCATAGTTAATTAGACGCAAACTCCTGTCCATTTCAGGAATTCTTGCACCCTCAGCATGACCTACGATTACTTTTCGGAGTTGTCCCCACTCATTTTTACTTCCCATAAGGCAAATTTTTTACAAAATAATCAGGTTTTGATGAACACATAGAACAGAAAGATTCTGCACCACGGTTAAAAAATTCGGATAATTGTTCTTCTGTACAATCTGCAGACAGAGGAATATACCCTAAGTATCTATCCCACTTTTCAGATAGATTATATTTTTCATTCATCATTGGCAAGAACGCGAGTGGCGCACACTTCCACATCTTACCTTCATGAAGTTGGAAACAGTTTTGTCCAGTAGGGCAATTATTCCAACTACTTTCGGGATCATTATCTTCATAGGGTTCAATATTTTCTCCATATCCTTTATAAACTTTTTGCCATCGTAAGAAACTATTCCAATACTCCACTTTTACGCCCCAACTCTCAATAATTTTCTTCTGTTTTGCAAGAGTTTTCTTATATTCTGGGTTGTTATGATGAACAGATACTGCAAGAACTATATCATTTTTAATCAGAGTTTCAGATATATCCCTCAAGATAAATGCATTTGTGACTAGTTCTATCCTAGAGTTTGGAAAAGATTTTCTTGCATATTCACAATACTCAGCGACTCTGGGATTTAAGAATGGTTCACCACCTAGTATACCAATCTTGGCAGGATTGACTCTGTTTTTCCAAAGATCTACCCAGTTTTTAAAATCATTAAATTTTACCTCATCGGTAAACTTGTGATTAGAAAAGTGAGAACAACTATCACAAGAAAAATTACACCTATGAGTAATATGAATATCTAAATTAGGAATATCACATTGGGTATGCATTACAAACACCTGTAACTTGAACTGCGTATCTATCAACCATACTCATATTATAGAACGCATGTGGGGCATCATGATCCCAATAGAAACAATCACCCGCAGACCACTTACCATAACATTCATCCCTGATCTGTAGAATTTGACCAGGAGAACTATCCTCGAGCATAACCATACATCTCATGATAAATGCTGGATATGCACCAGTCATTCTAGCATATCTCCCATACAAGTCTTTATGCATGGGTAAGTATTGACCAGGTTTGAAGTGATTTACTGCAACACAAACATCAGACCAGAACGAGAACTGTTTTCGGATATACTCCATACTTTCTGGCATGGGATTTGGTTCATGATACTTGTAGATAGTCATCTTAGACTTATTATGTCCAGACCACAAGTATTCATTAACAACCAAAGGATCGTTATGACTTGCTAGGGTATAGTTCAGTTGTTTAAACTGATCAATATTCCAATCTGGTTCTATATGTTTCATTGAAATACAGTGAGTTTTGATAGATCTGGATAATCTGCCCAAGACCAGGATTTGGGTTGCATGTCTTTTGCTATGTCAAACTTGCGAATACCTTCAATAGCAGTCTCAGGTGTCATATAGTAATGATATCCAACCGTAGTGATGTCTTGTTCTGCCCAGGGTTTAGTCATGTCCCTACCATCATACGTCATCTTCTGGAGTTCATGATAGTCTTTTTCACTATCTGTAAGAATCATACCACCTCGACCCAAACTCAGATGTTTCTTAAACTGGAAACTTAGACACATCTTCGTATTTGGTACATAACCACCTTCTTCCCAATAAACTGCAGCATCGATGATGTTAGTATCATTGATGGGATACCAATCACTCCACTTTCGATCTACCAAAAGGAAGGGAATGTCCAACTTCATAAAAGTCATTGGAACAGAAAGGTATGTATGTTTAGGTATCTGCGGAACTACCAATGGATAGTGCAACCTAAGACAAAGTTCGATCGCATGAGTACAAGAATCTGTTGCAACTGCATATGGAGCACCATAGAAGTCTGCAATTCGTTCTTCAAACTGTCTTACATGTTCAAACATAATAATCGTCGATGTCAGGTTCTTCTGGAGTAATCACATAATCATTTGGTTTACCGTACATGAAAAACTCTTCTAAAGTATACTCATCGCGCATAACGGTCCACCACTTATTATACGCCTTTCTGGCAAGATCAAGATCTGGTCGATCAGTTCTTACAAAGTTTTGTTCATAACTCCCGATATGGGGATTAACACTAATCAAAGGCATACAATATGTATTACCCGAGTGACACATGAAATAATCAATGGTTCTATTGGGCATATCTAACATCTTTCCCCACTTATAGTTTTGAATCTTTTGGGAAAGATCGTATTGATCACCAACAGTAAAAAGTCTCATCAACTTTTCCGCATATGGTCTATTAATTAAAATAGGACCGTAATCATGATGTGATCTGATTGGATGGAGAAAACATGGAATTTCCCACTCATTTTCAAATCCGAGTTGAATACAATCCCAATCAAAAGGAATATGATTCATTAAATATTCCCAATCAAAATGCCAATAATCTACAAATTGATAATCATAATCATCTTCCATCAATAGAAGATGTTTCTCATTGGTAGTAGTCAACCAATGTTTGATCATATCAAGAGTAGAGATTGCTATTGCAATTTCAATGATATGTTGTCTCCATCTGACACAATCAGACATATCATTCAATATTACTCGTTCTTTCCAATCTATAAAGTTATCAAATTTGTACTCAGATCCAGAAAACCTCTTAAAATTAGAAATCTCTAATTTATCATACTGAAGTTCTGTATATTCTCTGCGATCTGGTCTTTCGTCCAAATTCAAATAATATAGTGTTGGTAAACCTTTTAATTTAGACACATTAGTTGATGTATGGGTTTTTTATTAGTCTTCCACCACTTTAACACAGTAGCGTCAGATTTTCTAGCCATTAGATTTTCGTGTTTTACATATCCATCACTAATGAACTTACTATTAGTAATAAAGAGTGGAAAAGAATATGTAACTCCAACTTGATATGGAATAAAATCACCCGAGTGTACATGATACCCTAAATCTTGATATCCATAGTTGTGAGAAAAATTCCAACCATTATCAAAAAACATATCCACAAATTTTTCTGCGTATCTTTTGGTAATTAGAATACATGCAGCACTATGATTATTTCTTGTCCATGGAACTAATTTCAGGGGAACGTATTTCTCTCCAATAATGTGAAGTTGTACACAATCCCAATTTTTTGGTAGTTTTTCATAAAATTCAAACCAATCAAAATTCCAGTATTTTGTGGTCAGAAAAGATAGATCATCTTCAATCATCATACAGACATCCTCATCTTCATCATTAAGGAAGTCTTTTATCATTTCCGCTCTATTCACTAAGACTGACATATATCTCGGTTGAGTCTTAAAATGAGATTCCAGAAAATTTCCTTTTAAGCCAGAGATTTTTTCTTCGCTAAAAATGGAAGCAGAAACCCGTTTTGTATTAGTCAGTCCATACTTTTTAAACTGAGATCTCATGTACTCGTCTCGCTCAGTCCTATGATCTAGATTCAGATAACGAATTTGATGGGGAAAGTTAAACATTAACCACCTCTTTGGTCATTAACACATCACTATCATCACCATAACTAAAGAACTGGTCTAGTGTGAAATTATCCCTCTCTTTTGTCCACCATTCATAATACAAGTCCCTACACAGAAAGTGATGTCTCTTCGGTTTTGCATCTAACAGTGGAAGTGTAGTGATCAGAGGCATTTGATATGTCTTACCAACGAATCCAAAAAATTGATCTATACCTAAACAACGATAACCTTGAGTTCCTCCAAATCTGTTGATAAACATATATTTTCCATTTCTACTGTGAATTTTCAGTAGTTTCTTAGCATACCACCTGTTAATCATCACTGGACCAAATGCAGAATGATTACTCTTTGGATGGAGGAAAAAAGAAATGAATAATTCACTTTCAAACCCTAATTGAATACAATCCCAATCATATGGGAGTTTTTTCATCAAAGTTTTCCAATCGAAGTGCCAATATTCAATAAGATTCAGGTCATAATCATCTTCCATCAAAATTAAATAATTCTCATCAGTGTTTTCGACCCAATGACGAATCATTTCCAGTGTAGATATTGATATACAAGTTTTTAGATAGTCAACTTCCCTTAATAACTCTGGTTTGTAAACATACTTCGACCAAACATCATAGTTGTTCGGAATGATACCATCACTCCAAAATCTCTTATAATTAAAAATGCCCCACTTATGAAATTGGTCTTCCATCACACCAGACCTTTCAATATGGTGATTTAAAAAATATACAGTAGGGAAACCGTGAAGTTTAGACATACCAAGTAATAATAGAGTATCTGGTTCCAGAAGTCACTGGAAGTATTTCATGAGGAAACATGAAGTTTGATGGGAAAAGGATAGCATCTCCCTTTTCAAATTTATATACTTTTTCTCTATTAAAAAAGGCAAACTCACCACCCTCATAGTCATCATTAAGATGGAAAGAACAAGTTACAGATCTTTGTTGATGTTTAAATGAATCGGTGTGTTGGGTATAAAACTCTCCAGTCCTATACCTAAGGAGATCGTAACCAGTATCAATTTCTGTCTGAACCCCAGGCCAACGTTCTCTATATTGTTTAATTGCTTCTGCTGCACACTCAAACATTCTAGAGTCCAAGTTTTCATAAACAGAATTTTGACGTGGGAGATGAGATAATCCGATTGTATTGCAACTTCGGACATCTTGACGAAGATCACCAGAACCAACTGAGGCCGGATTCCAATAAACAGAGTCCTCTGGAAATTCTTTTAGAATATCGTCGCACAGATTATCAGGCACAAGTCCCTTGATTACCATGATGTAATCACTAATCATTGATTCTCCCCTCCCAGATTCTACTAAAAATGGTTTTGGTTTTGGTTTAAAATTATTAATTCCTGGTCTATTTTTATCAAAGTAAGAACTAGATCTGTCTCCTCGACTATAAACGTAGTGCATGAAGGTCTGAATATACCACTCTCCCTCATAACTAGTTCTCCAATGTTTTGCATCACATCCGCGATAGAACATTGCATCACCAGGTCCAAGCAATACTGAGTGTTCTTTCCCATTAATATCTTCAATCCAAATTCTCCATGGTCTATCGCTACCCAGATTCAAGGTGATTGATAGTTCACATTCATCTTTATCTTTATGTGGTTTCAGAACAGAACCATTCTGGTATACCCTAGAGTAAGTATAGGTGGGTAATACAGTTTTTTCACAAAGTTTACTGACTTCTGGAGTCTTTTCGCAAAGAAGTTCTAAAAAAGGAAGATAATTGTGGACCGATTTACTATTAGGTTCCTGGGGATCACCACTAACATCATTTTTCTTACAAAAATCAAGAAAATCAAACCCCAGTTTTAGTGCCTTTTCTGCACTAATAAACTGGGGAACAATGAAGTAGTTATCATAGATAAGATCTCTTTGACTCATATTTCTTTCAATAATTCTTCAATATCATAATAAATTTGATTTTCTACTTGTTCTTCCATTGTATATGAAGTATCTCGGGGATTATCTTCAATAGCTTGATTAAGATCTTGATGCATGACATCTACTTTTTCATCGTCTCCGAGTAAAGCCATAAAGTCGGACTCAAGTAGATCAGACTCTTCTTCAGATGGTTTTTCTATTTCATCATCTTCAAGTTCTGCAATCAACTCTTCAATATCGTCATTATCTTCTTCAGTATCTACGAGAGGTCCAGAAATTTCCGTTTCATCATACACCTCTAAAGCATCCAAGATATCGGAAGGATCTCCAGAATTACTTAGAATCTCTCTAATCTTTTTCTGTTTCTCTTGTTCCTCTTTTATGGTAGTATCTCTTTCTTTCCAAAGAAAAATAGCTTTTTCCCAAATACCCAGTTCATCTACAATGATTTCAGGATCTGGGGTAACTAATTCAATGATACCTTTTTCTCCATCCCAACCAAAAGCATGAACACCAATACCATCAATGTCAGGAACCCAACTCATGTCAAAGTTGGCATATGCCTTGCCATCCATGTAAATTGCTTTGTCTGAAGGGATTACTTTCAGATTCATTCTCCTTCGCCTCCTTCCAAAAGATTTTCAATGGGATTAACTTGTACGGGCATGATGTTTTGTTGTTTCATCATTTCTTCGTACACTTGACGATTCTTCTTAGATTCATTTACAGTTTCATTCCGAAAAGATTCAACAGCAGCGCCAGTTTGACGTTGTTGTTGTGAATTCTCGATAAGAAGAGTAGGCATCCAAGAAACTGCACAACCCCAGTGGTCAATATCTTGTCCAGTATTAGGATCCATGCCACGAACGTGCAAATACCATGCACACTTGTTTTCAACGCAGTCTTTCTTGATTAAGGGACACCAAGTACCCGGCTCTACTTTTTTGAACATGATAAAAGATGATGTAGTGGTATTATATCAGAGATTAGTTAAAACGACAAATGATAACATCCATGTATTGGACTCTTAAGTCTACATCTTTAGTGAAGGATGCCGATCCGTTTGAAAATGGGTGATTGTGTGAACCACCAGTTGGTCCTGGGTTAGTTCCACTAGCAGGAGAAGTCCTAGTCCAACCACCACCATTTCTTACGTCTCCATTACCAGGCGATAATCCAACAGATCCGCCATTAGCGTGAGTATGTGATGGAAGTTCATCAGTAGTTAGAGTATGACCACCAACACTACCACTTATAGGAAAAGTTCCAGAAATTGTTTTTAAAGACGTAGGAAATGCACTAGAAAAAGCAGTGCTACCTCCAGTACCACCACCATTACCAGTAACTACACGCAAAGCCTTATCGTTGTTTGCGGTCTCTTTTGTCCAACCAGTAGGAGCAGCAGATTCAAAGAAAACCATTTTCCCATTTGTCTGAGGAATAATGTCATACTTAGAATCTAGTCTAGTGTTATCACTAAACAGAATACCAGTTGCGTCGAGTTCGGCAGCCATAGAATTAAATCTCCTTAGTTATATTTATCAGTTAAGAAACACGTTTACATAGAATGAGATCTACGTACTGTACTGCAACATCGAGACTAAAAGAGTTGGGAACAGTTCCTGAAGCAGAAAATGGATGATCATGAGATTGACCAGAACCTCCAGAAACATCTCCTGTAGCTGGAGAAGTTCTAGTCCAATCTGGAGAATTACTTCTTCGTGCCACATCACCACCAGTGTAACTACCATCTGGATTTTGTGGGTTACTGTCTAAACCAACTTCATTACCATTAGCGTGACTATGTGATGGGATTTGAGAACTACTTAAAGTATGACCCCCAGTTGAACTACTTCCTGGTGTGGAATAAGGAGTTTCTAAGTGAGTTCCCGATCCAAAAACAGTAGTGAAAACAGTACTACCTCCCGTGCCGCCACCAGTTCCATTAACAACTCTCAGTGCTTTATTGTTATGAGATGTTTGTTTAGTCCAACCAGGAGGAGCAGAAGATTCAAAGAAAAACATACCACCATTAGCACTACTAATGGGTATAATATCATTCTTTGAATTCAAAGATGTAGTGACATTACCATTAACATCAGTAAAATCAATACCAGTATTAGTTAACTCTGCCATAAGTTTTACACTGTCGTACTTTATTTATCGCACTCGCCGGTTTTGTTGAAGTTTTTACGGCACTTTTTCACTTCTTTCATTTCATCTTTGATCATCTGATAAGCATCTTCTGTCTTGATTCTACCACTAAGTTCCATAGCGCAGATAATTTCAACACGGGTGCCGAAGTGTTTCAGTGCCTCTTCAAAACAGTTTAGTTCTTCGTACATATCACTTGTTAATAGAATCCCAGTCTTTCTGGAAGATA